CACATTGAAACATCTTTCCACCCTTTAAACGTACTCCCTACACACGCCACACGTGATTTTTGGTGTACATTTATATCCACTGTATTGTTTTCGAAGTCTGTGTAATCAGCATGTATGACCGATGTACGACCCAACATAATACCTTTTGTACAGTTTTTAATTGTATTTCTCGGATAAATAGAACTGCCGATGGTAGCTGAATGGCTATACTGGAATCCGTACCCCCATACACACGTATCTAGCACATCCCCGTAATGACGTGACCATCCACCCCGACACCATATCCCTACCGTAGAATCTTTTACCTCTACATTGTCAGTACGAACATTGACGCCAAAATATGCAACAATCGCCCCAGCATTGCTCGGGTCAGCTTTCCAGTTAATAAATTTTAAGTCTTTGAATTCAACATTCAATGTATTATTTGTACCGTCCGCACGAAAAGCAAAAACCGCAGCGGAATTAATTCCATCCCAAACAGCCAAACGATTCGTGCCATCCCAAACGCCCCAAATTTGTAAAGGCTTTGAGAAATAAGGTAAGTTATTAAAAACTAATCCTGTATCTGTTATTGTCCCTGCTACAAATTGAATTCTCCATTGACCATTTTCTGTTTTATTCCCTAAGTTTTGTAGTACATCACGAACATTTGATAGCTTTCGAGGTTGAGATGATGATAGTCCGTCATTTGTTGATAAACTTCCATATCCTGTATAAAGGATATTAGTATCTGTAGCTTTAGGAGTGATGGCGTAGAAATCCGTTCCACGGTTTATAACACCTTCTCCTGTGTGTCTAACATTATGGAAATTAGGAATATTTGCATCACTTACATATGTCCCTTTCGGCCAATTTAAAGGTTGACCTTTATTGTAAGCTTCATTTACCGCCGCAACTATGGCGCTTTGGTCATTTGTTGAACCATCTCCTTTTGCCCCGAACATTTTTACGTTTATCGCTATATCTGCCAATTGCGATGCAAACTCTTTCTCTTTTTTATCCAGACGTTCCTTTAAAGTAGCGTTTGCGGTGCCATCTTCTTCCACTCTTGCTTGTGCAGCTTCAACCGAGGAATCCCCATCAATGACCACTTGATTAAATTGTTCTTGCACTGAGTCTGCTTTTGTTTCCGCTGCATTTGCAGTATTAACAGCTGCTGTTGAATTTGTCTCTGCTGTTGTTGATTTATTTAAAGCTTCATTACTATTGTCTATTGATTTATTTAATTTAGGATAAGCTTGTCTAAGACTGTCTGTGCCTAAAATTTTAGGAGCATCTGCCATCTCACATCCTCCTTATCTGTATTGGTAAGTTAAGCTCTCGCTGATTGTTAAGTCTAAATTACTGCCTGCCACACTGATTTGATTCACTCCTGGGAGCAATTCTAAAAAGACACCATTTGAGATTGTTAAATCTGAAATTCCGTTAACTTTAACTACATAGTTATTCGTTATCTCTAAAGTTTTACTGGCAAAGTTTTTAAATGTCATTGTTCTACCATTTGCAGAAAATGCAACATTATTGCCGCTACCATCCACAATAAAAGAAAAGGGAATGACAACTGTACCGTTATTAACAATTTCAAATGATTGTGGACTGGTTATTTTGCGATTACTCAAACCTGTCTCCCACAATAAATCACTCATTATCGGAATATCTGAATCCATAATAATTTCATCGGATGGAACCATAAAGTTTTTACGTGGTTTGCTAGCAATCAATGGTAAGTCAAAGAAAGCAAATCCATGTATCCTTCGTGGAGTAAAACCATTAGCAATTTTCACTCGGTTAAATTTATCTGGTTCATAATCAAATGACAATTTCATTTCTCTTGGTTTACCATAAATATCAAACAAAAAAGCAACGAATTCATTAATCCTTCGCTGCTTTTCATACATATCATATTCGATAAATCCAAGTGGGAAATTAAATGGCTTAGGACCCGAATCCGAACCAAAATCCCATTCTCCATCCATTCCCGGTATAGTCATTGTTTTATTTCTTAAATCAGGTACCGCAGGGTGATCATGCTCTTTTTGTATTTGTAAACCCCATTTACTTATAGGATTACCGTCAAGATAAATCAAGTCATGATCACTCCTTTCCCGCGTGCATTTGATTTCGTTAGATTATAAAGCTCCCTAGCAATCTTTTGAATGTCGGCTTCTTCGCGGACAATCATTTGTTGGATAACAATTCCTTGACCGCCGTCCATCCTGTCCTCGATCATACCAGCAATTTTACCTAACACTGTATCCGATAAAGGTATAGCTGCTTCGGGTACACTCGCATCGCCCATACCTACTAATCTAGGACTATTAGCCGGGAATACGCCACCATTTTTATACCAGTCTACTGCTAATTTTGGGACACTTGGAGGTTTTAAACTAAAACTACCATTCAGACTAAAATGAGGAAGTTTTATGTGAGGTAATTTAAGATTAAGTCCACTGAAAAAACCTTTTATCTTATCCACCTGATCACCTACAAATGAAACTGCCTCTTTAATTGCGCCAGTAATTCCTTCTTTTATGTCAGTAAACTTTTCCTTAACAGATTTACCAAGTTCACCGGCTTTAGCCTTAATAGTATCCCAGTTTTTATAAAGCAAGATTCCAATTGCTATTAAGGCTGCAATGGCGGCCATAATGCCAAGAATTATAAGTGTAAGTGGAAGCATTCCAATATTTAACGCAATGGACGCAGTTGCTAACATACCCATAACACCTGCTAATGCCGTACCTATACCGACTAATATTCCAATTACAGTAACTATTGTTGTGATAGTGGCTGCAAGCTTTGGGTTTTCAGCAACCCATTCAGCGACCTTTGCAACAAAATCTGCAACGCTCGTTAATAACGGTGTTAACTCTGTATTCATATTGCTTAAAGCAGTATTCAGCTGAACCTGTGGATCTGTGTCTAGTGCTTTAACCGAATCATTTAATAAATCTTGATTGGTTTTTAAATTCCCTGTCCAAGTGTCAGCATTTATTAAAGTATCTGTTATTTTTGTTCCGTTTTCTTCCCAAAGTGTTCCGAAAATCTTCACTCCAACTTGATTTTGCTTAGTTTTGTCGTCTATTCCTGCTACCGCTTGTGCGACTTCCGACATTGCTTTTTTGCCGCCTTCGCCGCCTGCTGAAACTGCCTTGCCCCATTCTTCCAATTGCTTGGCAGATATATCGGTGCCGGCAATAATGTCTTTTGTTGCATCATCCACTCCGGTTCCAAACTCAGAAACAACAATTCGACCTTCTTTTAAACCATCCAAAAGCACGTCAATATTCCATGTGCCTGTTTGAACACCTGCTGCCATGATTCCTTGAATCTCTTGGGCTGAATATCCTGCCCTTGAAAGCTGTGAACCGTATTCGGTGATGATATCTAATTGGTCAGGCGGGAATCCCATTTTTAAAAGTGTATTAGTCATTCCAAGCGCTTCTTCTTGGGACATTCCCATGCTGCCAGCCATTTCATTGGATTCCTGAATTAATTCATTGAAATCAATTTCACCATACGCAGCAGAAATTGCCCCTGCGCTTTTAATAATGGCGGTATTTTGTTCATCTGTTTTATCAATGTTTAAAGCCCATTGCCGCCTAACTCCTTCAAGTGCGGCTTCAGCGTCAACACCATAAACTTCCACACTCGAAAGTGCATTTTTTACTGATTGCATTGATTCTTCAGGTACCTGAAAAGAAATATCTATTTTTGTATTGAGGGAAGAAGTATCCAGAGCCTTTTCAATAACTTCTTTAATTCCCAATCCAGCTGCAAGTCCACCAGCAAGACCCGCTAACTCTCCACCTAATTCTTTAACAGACCCTTGAGCTTCCTCAGTATCGCTAGAAAGGTGCTGCATATCTTGTGTAACTTCGTTTATAGAAGTGTTATCTCCAACTTGTGACAAACGTCTTCTTAGACCGTTCAATTGCCCCTCTGTAGCTACAATCTCGCGCTGGAAAGCTCTGTATTGGTCAGCGCCAATATCGCCACGCTGGAACTGTTCTTCAACTTGATTTTGTGCCGCTCTCAATCGATCTAACTTCTCGGTGGTATTAGCTACTTGCTCGGCTAAGATTTGTTGCCTTTGAGCGATTAGTTCCGTATTGCCGGGATCAAATTTAAGCAAGCGTTCAACACTTTTTAATTCTGACTGTAGGTCCTTACTTTTATTATTTACATCTCTAAGGGCATTTTGTAGGCCGACGGTATCGCCGCCGATTTCAACCGTAATTCCTTTAATATTACCTGCCATTTTCTCACCTCGCTTTAGAACGCATCAAAATCTGACTGGGAAGCTGTGCGTGTTTTTTCATTTTCAGGCGTATTCATTTCAATAAACTCCTCAATGAAATCTAAGCACATACCAATTGTCATTTGCTCTAAATCAAAATTTGTTAGTCCACACCTATTGCAGAGAACTAAGAACGTTTCTGTCGATATTTCTTGTTGTTCGCCGGATGATTCGACTTTTTTTTTGACTGAAGGGAAGATCCGATAAGGTCCTGAACTTGAGGGACGATATCCATCAATGGGAATACATCAAAACTATCAAGCCATGCTAAAGGCTCGGGAATGGTAGAATCAGCTGTTTTGGCCATAACCCAAGTGATGTTATAAAGGACATCGAAATCTACTAATTCGATATCCTTGGCTGTTAAGTCTTCGCCAGTATTCAGCTTTTTAAGAGAGTTTAATCTTAATATATCTACAAAAAAATCTTTGTGGAATTGTGCCTTGTATCGTAAAGGAGTTGCTCCAGTGCTTTTAAATCGGATTTGCTTGCCGTCAATTGTGATTGTTTTTTCCATTAATTACGCCCCCGTTGGCTCGTACACTTTTGTGTACCAAGCATCGTAGACATCAGCTGGAGTCTCTACAGAAGTAGCGTATTTTACAAGATCATCAGCAGGACGTGGCGCCGCTACAAGTTTTAATTCCGTTGTACCTGGTTCAGCTGATGTGTTTTTTGTTTGAGATGACATACCAGGACGTGAAACTGAACAATGGTATAGCACGTGACGCGTTGCTTTAACGTCCCCGTCAAACTCAAATAGCAAAGCAATCATTTTAGGTTTACTAGTACTAAATTCACCAAGTGTTTTGTCTGTATCGTGAAGCTTTTCCCCTAAAACATCAGTACGAAATTTTTCAGTAAGCTTAGCAAGAGTTAATGTTGCGTCATAACCTTGGTTCGATGATGCTGCATAATATAAAGAGTCGTCAGCATAGAAATCAGTTTGCTCACCTTTTGGTTCAGTTGTTAAACTAACGGATCCAGGCAATTTAACAGGTGTTGCATAGGTGATGGCTCCATCAACCCCATCAGTAATAACGGCGTAATGAGCATTTTTTAACCCAAATTGCACTTTGTTTTCTGGCATTTATATTAACCTCACTTCATAAATTTTTTGGAATAATTGTTCGGAATCTATAAAAGTTCCATAGGATTCATAAGGAATCTCGTTTTCATCCAATAGAGATTCAAGAGCAGATTCTACAACTAAATCTTTCTTTGTCGTATAAAGCTCAATAGTCACATCAGACATTTTGTGATAAACCTTGTTATCGGCGATAAAATTGGGATTTCCGTCCACGAGGTAGCAGATGTATGGTGGTTCTGGTACCGGATTACTTGTATTAGCATTAAAATGAGAATAAGCCACAGGGTAACCTACAGCATCGAGTATCTTTTTTAATTCAACTAGTGTCATTGGCGAATCGCCTGCTCTACTTTTTCTAAGAAATTTTCAATCGCCCTTTGTTCAGCAGGTCGTATATGGACTCTTGGTGCAACACGACCACCACCTCTTTTAACATGACCTTTTTCCAACAAATGAGTAAGCTGGTAGTTAGTCTTATTATGAACGATGATTTTATTTTTGACCTTTTTAGCACGCCAGCCTTTATTGTAACTGCCTGTTTTCTTCGTATTTGAACTAGTCTTGAGAGTTGATACAAGTTCATCGGACACGTCTTCTTTTGCTACCTCCATATCTTCTTCGACCAAGTTTGTATATCTCTGCAATTCTCTGGCAATCTCAGCCGCTAAACTATCAATATTAGACACCAGCTTTCACCTCACAATAGAGCTCCATTTTCCCCTCCAGTCTTTCAAAAGTGCGAATTATTGTATAAATCTTACCCTTATACTTTAATTTAGTTTCACCTTTATACGAATGGGTCCACATTAAGAAAACAATTTCTGGTTTTAGTCCTGCCATTGCTGCTTGATAAAATTCAGACTGTTTGACAGAATTTTTTTCTGCAAATATTTTACGCCCTTCTATCGCTTCATTATTTTCAATTGAATTACCCAAGTCATCCTGGGTAGTAAAAGTGGGCAGTAAACATATAACACTATTAAATCTCAATTTTTATTTCACCCCATTGTTAATTGAGTGGTTAAGGTGACAAAAGCAGGAGAAAATTTAGTTTCCCCTGCCTTAACATCCCATAAATCGGATAAACCCATGACTAAAACCCCAATTCCCAGATCAGAAAAGAGGTTTTCGTCACTTACTCCCGCTTTTTTCATAAACATCTTAACTTGCAACATTTTTTGTTTGACCCTTTTGTCAAAATCATCATCATCAATTTCGAAACCAAGGCCTATTTTACAAGCAGCTAAAAGTTGATCATCAGTCATAGGAATTCACACCTTAAGCATCCGCTTTTTTAACAATTAATACCACTCCGTTACGATCTGCAAGCTTCCCATCAGCAATCAAAGTGGACTTGCTTACCCACTCGTCAGTTTCCTCATTAAAGTACCGCTTATAGGTCATTTGCATATTACTATTAAACATGTAATCAGAAAGCTTACAAAGAATACCGACAACCTCTCCATCTGCAGCATCATCAATTGACGGTAGTAATTCCTCTACCGCAATAACCTCCTTACCTAGGAGCTTTTCTTGTACGGTCCCATCTAACCCATAGGTCACACGAGCAACTGGTTGCCCATTTGCATCTACCATGCCCTCGATATATTTACCGAAATCCTCATCGGCCATGATTAGTACCGTGCCATTTCGGTAACTTCTCGGAACCTTTCTGTAAATTGTTGGCCAAGTTTGGTAATCTCCAAATTCTGCAGGCGAAATTTCAATTTTTTGAGATAATGGAATTTCAGAGTCCTTTGTAATACCAAGAGGTTGTCCTTCCCCAGTGCCATTAATAATGCCTGCTTCAATAGCAATAATCATAGCCTCATAGATATTATCCGTAATAGTTTGCTCAAATACTGGCATTGAGACCGTATCTGCGACCAATTCTACTGCTACACGACATTGTAATTTATGATAAGAAAAGCTGATTTTCCCGGTTGCCTGTTTTTTCTGCTTATCAGACATTCCCCCAGCTGCGACCCATGTGGCAACAGGCTTCACATTTGAAATAGGAATTTGCATGCCACCTTTAACGCTTGTTTTTGTTACTCGGGCATAGATACGACCGTAGTCTTTTAACTTTTCAACAATTTTATTAAGGATAGTCGACGGGATAACTGCTCCAATATCACCTGTCCCTGTCACTGCATCAGCACGGAATTCAAGATTGTCTGACTTGGTACCTTTTGTAACATAATCCATGAATGCTGAACGATACTCAGGAGTGTCAAATTTATCAGCTGAACGCTGTTGTTGAGTTTGCTGCCCGCCGCTTACCCCATAAGTTCCTAAAATAGTAGATGACCCTACTGGTTGATTTCTAAACTGAGGTTCGCCCCCATGTTGTTGTTGGCGTTGCTGAGGATCTAAAGGATCTTCATCCGGTAACTCGTTAATGGCACTTCGCATTTCTTCAATTTCAGTATTAAGAATGTCTAGTTCCGTATTGATGCTCCGTAATTCTTCAACAGTCGTTGCTGCAGCTCCCTTCTTTCCGAGCTCCGCTTTTCTCTCTTCTTTCTTTTGTAATAATGCTAA